TATTATACTGCCCTTTTAGTTAAATGGTATAACACTTGATTTGTAATCATGGATTAGCAGTTCGATTCTGTTAAAGGGCACCATAACTGTCGCGGGATAGAGAAACGGTAACTCGAGGGTCTCATAAGCCCTAGGTCCAGGTTCGATTCCTGGTCCCGCAACCAAACGGAGGTGCCATGCCTATGACAGATAATCCCTATTCTGTTATGCACAAATTGGCGAAAAATACAAAGACGGGTGGTCGTGTCTGCGTATCCTCATTCAGACCTGACGGACCGTCGTCCTACAACATAGAAGATACAAAGCCTTTTGTTTAGGGACAGAAGGCATTGTTGAGAGTTTGTGCGAAAGAATAAGCAATCCAAACTGTTATGGAAGATCACCATCCCTTTCAAGTCAGCCCGTAATCCGGGAAACAGTAGCCTGCTGATGCTATGTAAACGATGCGATTAGGAGAGATCAAAGCAATGACTACGTTAAGTAGCACAGGCGAGAATCTCTTAAACATATAACAGTACTCTCAACAATGAAAGATTATAGTGAGGTGGCAGAGTGGCCCAATGCAAGAGTCTGCAAAACTCTAAAACCGTGGGTTCAAATCCCACCCTCACTTCCACGCACTAGAAGAATCTAATGAAAAATTATTGTTACTTAGATATACCGCAGCATGAGGATATTTCAGACCTCATATATAATTATTTAATTAATAATTACGATATATCAAAGTTTCAGTTTTGGACAGACATTGATGTTATAGCTTTATGTAAAGACGTCTCGGAGCTGATACAAGCGCTCGATCGACTTAATCTTACAATTGCGACTGCTTCTATTATAAGAACAATAGGCACCTGTCCTATACACGTGGATTATGGTAAACCGCCGCACATTGTTTCCCGGCCAAGGGTTCTTTGGCCGATTAAAAACTGCAATGGGTCTAGTACAAACTTTTTTCATATTGAGCGACAGTGGTTGCAGGAAAGGCAGCTACCAAATGGTGTTCCCTATTATCATATAGAACATAATGATCCGCTTATACAAATAGATTCATTTGAGTTGAAACAGCCAGCCGTAATTAATCCTAATGTAGCTCATAATGTAGTATGCAATAACGCATTTAAAGAGCATAGGATTAGTTTAACGATTGAAACAAATGAACAATTATATTATTTGCTAGATAGACCAGTAGAGAGAAAATCAATATGAAATTTATTAAGACACAAATTAATCCTTGGAGTTGTATGCCAGCAATTGCTATGATAGAATCAATGAAATGCATGCCAAAAGTAATAGACATGCCATTTGACGTTCCTATAGCAAAAACATCTACAACGATTAATGGGTTTCAACCTTTGTTAGAAAATCTAATGACAATAAGTGCACCAAACTTTTTTCCCTTACAAAACGAGATTTATAAAGTACTTGATGAGTTTAATATTGAAGGAACAATTAATCGGTCTTGGGTAGTGTCATATGATAGAGACGGCTATCAACTTCCCCACAACCATCGCGATAACAACCAGACGTATTCGGGGATTGTTTGTTTGTTGGGGGGAAGAGGTGGGGAACTTTGTTTCGAAGATAGGTCATATAGTTTAATACAGGGAGATGTTTTAATATTTGATGCTGGAGAAAAACACTGGACCATGAAATGCGATAGTCCTAAAATTGTATTATCATTCGATATGATATAGAAAGGAGTAACATATGCCAAGCGTATTTTTAGTAAGCGACACACACTTTGGTCACGCTGGTGTATGTCGCTTCATGCGTAACGATGGTGTGACGAAGTTACGTCCATGGGACTCTGCTGAAGAGATGGATGAAGCTATGGTTAAGGCTTGGAACGAAAGAGTTAAACCTACTGACAAAGTATATCACTTAGGTGATGTTGTTATTAACCGTAAGGCTTTAGGCATCATGCGTAGATTGAACGGAGATAAAGTTCTTATTCGAGGCAATCATGATATTTTTAAAGACACAGATTATCGTGAACACTTTCGGGAGCTTAGAGCATATCATGTTATGAACGGTATGATCCTTAGCCATATTCCTATTCACGAAGAAAGTCTAGGTCGCTTTGGTGTCAACATCCATGGCCATCTTCATGCTAATAGAGTAATGAAGACAGCACAAACTACACACGAGTTTATGACTCAAGGTGTAAGACAGTGGATTGATAATCGTTACCATTGTGTGTGCGTTGAACAAACACCAGACTTTGCCCCGATTTTATTCGAAGACGTCATTTTGCGGATCAAAGCTGAAGGCGGTACAATAGGTTTTCGTAATGGTAACGGTCCAATTATAGATTAGTTGACTTTTTACAAATAAAGTAGTATAAATACCCATACCCTCGGGATGGGACGTATAAATAAATTTAGCTGGTACAACGATATGGTACCCCTGCATACAGTAAGCAGGACCACTACGCCTTCGGGGTAGTATTTTATAACTCGCTTAACTAAGGAGAAGCACAAATGACACAACACGTCAATACTTTCATCGACACCGTTCAAGGTGCAAAATCAACATTCGTAAAGACATTTGTCCAACACGAAGGTATCGCAAAAACTCTCAATAGCTTTATCGATGCACAAACTAAGTTCACCAAAGAACTTGTAAAGACAACTACCGACCTCACTACTCAAGTGACAGACGAGTTATCAAAGTTTGATGCTAAAAAAGCTTTTGCATTTGCAAAATAATTGAGGAGATTCAATCATGACATTAACACCATTTCTTGGTAAGGACTTCGATCGTTTTTTTATTGGATTTGACGAGCAATTTAATACATTGCAAAAACTTCATGATGATTTGACAAAGAATATCCCTAACTATCCTCCATACAATATCAAAAAAGTGGACGACAATCACTACACAATCGAAATAGCTGTAGCTGGTTTTGGTCAAACTGATATTGATATTGAAATGAATGATGGTAAATTAATTGTTCGTGGTAATATTGCCTCAACAGAAAATGATGAAGAAAGCTTTCTATTCAAGGGCATTGCTAATCGCGCTTTCACGCGTACGTTTGCTCTTAATGATGAAATAGAAGTGAAGGATGCTGAAATTTTTAATGGTATGTTGAAGATTGCTTTGGAGCGTTTAGTTCCTGAGCATAAGCAGCCAAAGAAGATTGCAGTCAATTCAAAAAGTGAGAAGCAATTACTTACAGAAACAAAGCGTTCTAAAAAAGAAGAACTCTTAGTAGAGTAATGTAATAGAGCCGAGGGGTAACACTCTCGGCTTTCTTTTTCTTAAAAACCAATATGGGTATAAACATGCACAAACAAACAAACTTTTGGGAATGGGTAAAGAAAAGTTTTCAACCAAGTTATCAAAAAGAAATAGAGCAGTATCTTGCAGAGGCAGAGGATCATTTTGATCTTGAGCACAGAATGCAAGTTTTAACACGTCGCGGGATTATATGAAAAAAATCAAACAATTTTTTGTTGTCTTATTTGATGTAATAGTGGAAACTCGCAAAATGCAAGCTAAGAATAGGTTTATGCAAAACGGGTGGTACTAACATTAAGGATTTGTTATGGAAAAGGTTGTATGTCTCAAGTTATCTTCAGGGGAAGAAGTAGTAGGTAAATTTGTAGAGCGTCGTGATGATATTATTCGACTAAAAGATGTGGCATCAATTGTAATGATGCCCGGTGGCCAATCAGGTCAGGTTGGTTTAGGCTTAATGCCATTCCTACCATATTCAGATAATAAAACGTTTTCTTTTTATCGGTCTTTTATTATGGTAGATTTTGACCCTAATGTCGATATGTTGAACAATTATAATCGTATGTTTGGTTCAGGAATTCAAATAGCCAAATCGTTATAATGCAACTTGATATTAAAAAGCAAAAAGAAGCATGGGGCAAGAAGTCTTGCCTTATACAACATGATTTAGGACCCGTTTGGTCCTGGGATCGTATTATTAATGAGTATGACTGCACTCAATTTTTTAGTAAAAGAATTACAGAGCTTGGTCATCCTCAGATTGGTGATGCTGTAATCAATGATCTTGGAAATAATGGATGGGCATTGCATGGCGTATCGATGCATCCGGATGTAAGAGAAGCTCTCACTTTACTACACACAATTGATCCGACCCTAATGCCAAAAGCAAGTATGTATCTTAGCTTTGGCAGAATATCATCTACATTTCCAGAACATAGAGATCCGCTTCATGTCTGGATCCACCAATATCAAGGAGAAACGGATTGGTGGGTAGAGGATGGAGAATATACTCTTAAGCCAGGAGATATGCTCTATATTCCCCCTCGATTTGAGCATTGCGCTAAGATAACTGGACCTCGTTGTAGTATGAGCTGGAACCTTGGCCCTCATGAAGAAGACCTTAACCATTTTGAGCATAGACGTGATTGATATAATTAAACACCTAGGTAATCCTAATGGCAAGCAATGCTTCGTTGTCGCGTATGCTCTTTCTACAGATCCGCTCTATATAATTTCATACATAGACGGTATCAAACTAATCGACATTGCAATTGCAAAAACGGAAGAAGATGCACTGAAAATAGCAGAGGCACTTCTATAATTACATAATAATGTAATCTATATAATAATATGAGCTATTCACGCTGGTCAAATTCACCTTGGTATACCTTTTGGAGTACAAGTTCCGGTACGACTAGGGAAGAACAAATATTATGTCTTTGGTATTCTATGGACCACCAAAAGGACTGGACATATCAGCAGTTAAAGGAAATGGATATTGATGATTTAATGATAGAATATCCTGGTGTTCCTTACAATGCAGTATTAGAAGCAAAAAAGTACGTGGATGCTTTTATAGCAGATGTTGATTCTGACATAGAAGTAGGGGATAATTAAATGAAAACAATATCAGAGTATTACAGTGACGATGATGTGCGTAAAGCCCGTGTTTCGAGAATGGACGAACACACATATCGTGTTGATTTCTTTTCCAATAGTAAGAATACATCACATACGTATTATGATACGCTAGAACAAGCGGAGGGGTACGCAGAAGATTATGTGATG